GTATTAATGGTTATGAGGATATTTTAAAACAAGGTTATGGTTTGTTAGATAATAAAGCAATGAGTTTAATTAAAACTTCATTAAAAAAATTAAAAGATGCAAGATCAATAGCTAAAGGAAGACAGGGGAAAGCAGAAAACATTAGTAATGCAGTAAAAAAAGCATTAAACAGATAAATAATAAATGGCTAAAGTTTTATTCATACAACCTAAAGACCTTAAAAGTTTTACAGCAGCAAATGGAAACGTTTCTACAGATTCTTTATTGCCTTATGTATACATGGCGCAAGAAATAGAGGTTCAGAGGTTATTAGGTACTGATCTTTATGAAAAACTTAAATCTGATATTGATGGTGGCACTTTAACAGGCAACTATTTAACACTTGTAGATACTTATATAAAGCCAATACTAATTCACTATGGATTTATGAGAGCTTTGCCATATTTAGGCATAACAATAGCTAATGGTGGTATTTACAGAAACAGCGCAGAAAATGCTACTGCATTAAGCAAAGATGAAGTAGAATATTTAGTAGAAGCAGAACGTGATGCAGCACAGTACTATTCAACTAGAATGATAGACTACTTAAATTTTAATGCAAGTGCAAATTTTCCAGAATATTTTACAAATCAAAATGAGGACATTTCACCAGATTACGATGATAATTTTAATGGGTGGTATTTAAGATAGATTATGGCAGTAGAAAACGGATGGGGACAAGGTGCAGTTAATAACTCTAATGATTACGGAAAAGCAAAAGCAAATTCTACAAATGGGTTTGGTAAAATTTACGAAACTTCTAATGCTGGGTTAACTAATATAGAAGGTGGGGAACCAGTTGTTTCTATTTCTTATGCTTCTAATTCTTTCTGTGCTGATGCCAGTGATCCTACACCAACTGTTTCTAATAATGCTGGTGCTGGTACATTTAGCTCTACTACTGGTTTAGTAATAAATTCTACTACTGGTGTAATTGATATAGATGCTTCTACTGCTTCTACATATACTGTTACATATACAGATACAGATTCTGCAACAGCTATTTTTGATTTAACTATTCATGCTTTACCAACTGTTATTGTAAGCACTTCTGCTGGTACTATTTGTGATGGAGAAAGCACAACACTAACTGCAAGTGGTGCTTCTACTTATGTATGGAGCAATGGATCTACAGGCAATTCAATCACAGTTTCACCAACTACTACTACTACATTTACTGCTACTGGTACAGATTCTAATGGTTGTACAAGCTCTGGTGGAACTACAATTACTGTAAATGCTTTACCTACTGTTGAAATAACAGGAACTTTGACCTATTGTGCTGGTAGTACAACAACACTAACTGCAACTGCTGGTTTATCATCTTACTTATGGTCTACTGGAGCAACTACACAAAGTATTAATGTAACTGCTGGTAGTTATACAGTAACTGGTACAGATAGCAATGGCTGTAGTGCTACTTCTTCTGCTTCTACAGTAACAGAAACTCCATTAGATGTTGCAACGGTTGTTTATGATTCAAGTTCTTATTGTCAAGTGCCAACTGGTGCTTTAGCTGTAGAGGATTATTATCCTTTATATTCTACTGAATCTGCTTCCAATGCAGTTAGTTCAGATGGTACATCTCACATCCACGTATTAGGTGGTGTTACTTACTATATGCCAAACGCTGGAATCGTAGTTTATCACGGTAATTATTCTTTAACTGCTACTCCTACTATTACAGGTGAAAGCGGAACATTTAATAGTCCAAGCGGATTAAGTATTGATGCTAATGGTGTTATTGATAAAAACGCTTCTACTGCTGGAACATATAGCGTAGAATATACTACTACAGGTAGTTGTCCAATTACTGTAACTAATTCTATAACTATAACTGCTTTAGATAATGCAACATTTGCTTATGGTTCAAGTGCTTACTGTAATAATGTTTCAGACCCAACACCTACTAAGAGTGCTTCAGGAACGTTCAGTTCTTCTACTGGTTTAAATATTAATACTTCTACTGGTGAGGTTGATCTTGATGCAAGTACTGCTGGAACTTATGTTATTGGTTTTGTAACAAGTGGAAGCTGTCCAAATAGTTCTATTCAAACTTTAACTATTAATGCTGCTCCTACTGTAGCTATTAGTGGAACTCTTTCTTATTGTGCTGGTTCAAATACTACATTAACTGCTACTGCTGGATTAAGTAGTTATTTATGGTCAAGTGGTGAAACTACACAAAGCATAACAGCTACTGCTGGAAGTTATACTGTTACTGGAACAGATGCTAATGGATGTTCTACTACTTCATCAAGTGTAACAGTTACAGAAACACCTTTAGACAATGCTGGATTTAGTTACTCTGCAAGTAGTTACACAACAGCAGATGCAGACCCAACACCAACTATTACAGGATTAACAGGTGGTACATTTAGTGCTGGTAGTGGTTTAGTGTTTGTTGATAGTGGAACTAATACAGGAAGTTCAACTGGTGAAATAGATTTAAGTGCTTCAACTGTTGCGAGTTATACCATTACTTATGACACTACTTCAAGTGGTTCAAGTGTTTGTCCAAATACATCTACTTTTTCATTAGCTGTAACTGCTTCTTATTCACCTTTCCAAATGCAGTTTGATGTAAGTGGTGGTAAAACAATCTCGTTAAATAGTGTTTATGGTTCAAGTTTCTACATTGACTGGGGTGATGGAAATACTGAAACAAATACAGGTGGAATTAACAGAACAATAACACATACTTATGCTTCAGGTTTGACTAATAAAACAATTTCAATTGGCTCTTCTTCTGACTCTGGACCACTTGAAAAATTACGTTTTACAACTTCTGGAAGCGATTTACTTGACATTCCACAATGGGGTAGCACTCAATTTACAAGTTTAAATAATATGTTTACAAGTTGTAATAATACAAGTTTTCAAATATCTGCTTCTGATACACCAAATTTATTATCAGGAGCTTCAATGGATGAAACGTTTTACAATGCAGACTATTTTAATACTGATATTTCAAATTGGGATGTAAGTAATGTTACAGGTGGTTTACTCAGGGTTTTTGGTTCAGCAAATAGTTTTAATCAAAATTTAAGTTCTTGGGATATTCAGTCGGGTAATCTCTATCTTTTCTTTTGGGCAACCTCAATGAGTACAGAAAATTATACAGACACTATAGTAGGCTGGGCTGTTACAGTGTATAAAAATTCAGGAAAATATAGTGTTAGTATGGGGGCTCAATATAGTAGGGTTTTTGATAATTCAAGAACAAGCGACAATGCTTCAGGACAAACTTATGCAGCTAAATATGGAAGTGATTGGACAGCGACAGGATGGACAGATGCTGGAGATGCAAGAGATTATTTAACTGGAGCAACTGCTAATTGGACAATAAGTGGAGATAGTAGAATAAATTAAATATGGTACATAAAACAGTAGATAAAGACACTTGGTATATAGTTTATTTAGAAGATAAAAGTAAAATTTTCTATGGGTTTTGTCCAAATGGAACAACATTAGACTCAGGAATGCCAGTTGTAGAAGAATACGACAATGAAGCAGATTGGTTAGAAAGATTAGCTGAGTTAGGAATAACACCAGAATGAACAATTTAAAAACAGTAAGAATGGAAGACCACTCAATTTTAATGATTGTTAGCACCTTAATTGGTGCTTTAGGCATTAAAGAAATATGGGGAATAGTAAAGCAAAAAATAGATATAAATGCTAAAAAAGATGAAAGAGAAAATGATGTTTATACAAAACAAATTGAAGTTCTTACAAACAAAATTACACAGCTTGAAACAAAGATTGAATTACTTATTGAAGAGAATATTCAACTAAGAGTAAAAGTTGTTAAGATGGAAGCACGATTAATTACAAGTGCTAAAAAGAAAGTAAATAGAAAAAATAATGAGAGAAATTAAAGAGATTCATATTCATTGTAGCGCTACAAGAGAAGGTCATGCTATAACAGCAGATGAGATCAGAAAGTGGCACAAAGCAAGAGGATGGTCAGATATTGGCTATCATTATATAATAGGTTTTCAAGGCATTGAATTTGGTAGACCACTACACAGAATGCCAGCTAGTGCTAAAGGACATAATAAACACGCTGCTGCTGTTTGCTATATAGGTGGTTTAGATGCAAATGGTAAAGCTAAAGACACTAGAACACCAAGACAAAAAGAACTTTTAGTAAAAATTATAAAGCAGTTAAAAGCTAAATATCCTAAAGCAAAGATTCATGGGCATAGAGATCTTTCAATAGATAAAGATGGAGATGGAGTTGAGAAGCATGAGTTTATGAAGATGTGTCCATGTTTCGATGCTGAAGTAGAATACATGGATTTACAACCAAAAGGATTTGTTCCAAAAAGTAAAGCTGGTAAAGATGCAAAAAAGAATAAAAGAGACGAAGCTAGGAAAACTGCTTAAAGAAAAAGCACCTCAAATTCTAGGTACAATAGGGGATATTTTACCATCTTCTGGAACACTAGGAATTGTTAAAAATATCATTAGTAAAGATGAAACTATTGATCCAGCCACTAAACAAATACTGCACGATCAATTAATAGAAACATACAAACACGAAGTTCAAGACAGAGATTCTGCTAGAAATCGTGAAGTAGAAATACTTAAAACTGGTTCTAAAGATTGGATGATGAATGTAACAGGCATAATTGGATTGTCAAGCTTTGCATTCTTAATTTATGCTATAGTATTTATTACAGTACCAGAACATAATAGTGAATTAATGATTCATACAACTGGAATAGTGGAGGGGATAGTTTTGAGCATAGTGGGTTACTATTTTGGAAGTATTGCCAAAAACAAATAATGAAAAAATTCAGCGAGTTATATGCTGGCGATGGTAAACCCAAAGTCAGACTTAGTGAAGAAGAATATCAAATAATTTATAATTACAGAGAAAAGACAAAGCCAAAAGAAAAACGCATTCTTGTTATTGGCGATTTACATTCTCCTTTTGATTTAGAAGAATATCACCAGCATTGTGTAGATACTTACCACAAATGGAATTGTAACCAAGTAATATTTATTGGTGATGTAATTGACAACCATTACAGCAGTTATCATGAAACAGATGCTAATGGCATGGGTGGTGCTGATGAATTAGATTTGGCTATTGATAGACTAAGAAGATATTATAAATCTTTTCCAGAAGCAGATGTAGTTATAGGAAACCATGACAGAATGATTATGCGTAAAGCACAAACTTCTTCTATACCTACTAAATGGATAAAAGCTTACAAAGATGTCTTAGAAGTGCCTAAATGGAATTTTACTGAAAGAGTAGAATACGATCAGGTGCAATATATACATGGAGAAGCTGGAACTGCTAGAACTAAATCTAAAGCAGATATGCAAAGCACAGTTCAGGGACATTTACACACACAAGCATACTGTGAATACACAGTAGGAAGAAACTTTAAAATTTTTGGCATGCAAGTAGGTTGTGGAATAGATTTTAGCTCTTATGCTATGGCATATGCTAAAGCTGGTAAAAAACCAGCAGTAGGTTGTGGTGTTGTAATTGGTGGTAAAACTGCAATTAATTGCTTAATGGAGCTGTAAAATATTCCCTATTTCATTCCCTATTTAAAATAAAAAATCCGTAACCTATTCTATATAAACAAGTTACGGATAATAGTTGCAGAGAGGAAGGGACTATAACCTTTTTACACTAAATTCATATAGTTTTGTATTTTATGGTAAAATTACAGGTTAATTTTTACTATCATTGTACCAAGATTACACTAAAAATGTAAAATAAATACAAAATTTCATTCCCTATTTGATTCCCTATGTACTTTTATTTAGAAAGACCAAAACACAAAAAGTCAGCAATTAAGTTAAGGTATTATGTAAAAAAACAACAAAAATATTTACAATATTCTACTGGTATTTCTATTGATCCTAAAAACTGGAACAAAGAAAATAGGATGCCTAAAGCAAAAGCTGGAGCTGCTGGTTTTGAATTAAAACAAATAACAAGTCAGTTAAATAGATATGTAGAAGAACTACATACTTCTATTAATAGTATAGAATCAGAAGATAAACCAGTAACAAGGGAAGAATTAAAAAAACGATTAAATCAGCGTTTTAAGTATGTTTTTGTTAAAAAAACAACACTTTTAAACCATTTAGATGGATTTATTGAAGAAAAGATAAGTTTAGGAAAATATCAAAAAAGGACTATTGACAAATATAATGCATTAAAAAATAAATTATTTTTTTTTAAAAAGGATTTAAAACTTACTGACATAAATAAAAAGTTTATGATTGATTTTATAAATTTTTTAAGAAATAATTACAAAATGACTGATATAACTTTAAATAGAAACATTGGTTATTTAAAAACTTTTTTAAAGTGGTGTAGATATTCTGGTTTAAAAATAGATGAAACATACAATCAAGTAACAGTATCTACTAGAGATGCTGACCACATACATTTAAGTAAACTTCAAGTCCACTTGCTGTCTACTTTAAAACTAAATAAAACATTAGATAAGTACAGAGACCTTTTTTTAATTGGTGTTTATTCTGGGCAAAGGTTTTCAGACTATACAGTATTTAAAAAGTCTGATGTTGTTAATGGTAGAATAGAAAAGAGAGCTGAAAAAACAGATTATAAAAGTTATATACCTATATCAAAAAAGTTAGAAAAATTATTAGATAAATGGGAGTGGAGATTGCCAAAAGTAAGCAACCAGAAGTTTAATCAGAATATAAAAGAAGTTTGTAGAATAGCTGGATTTACAAAGGAAGTTACTAAGACAACTTACATAGGAAACAGAAAAATAGAGAGCATAGAACCATTTTATAAAAGGGTTGGTTCACATACAGCGCGTAGAACATTTATTACATTGGCTAGTGAATCTAATGTTCCAGATCATATTATTATGGGTATCTGTGGTATAAGAGATAGTAAAACTTTAAAGACTTATAAGAAGTTTAATCCAGATGTTTTAGAAAACTATGTAGATACTATATTTTAGTGTTGTGTGGGGTTGGAACACTAGACAAAAGATGTTTATAATAATCTTCTTTCCAGTCTTTCATTAATTGTAAAACTTCGTACTTACTATATAGCTCGCTACATTCCATAATAGCTTCAGCTCTTTTTGCTAATTCTAGTTCCCTGTTATCATCCATGCACACAATATATTAAAAAACTTAAATAACAGATATAATGTTATAAACAATTTACTTTTTTATTGAAATTAAAAAGGTTAATTAACGTAAATCGCCTATATAGATGTTTTAATTCATGTCTATACCACCATTTTCTTTTTTTGTTTTTTCTTCAATGGCTTTTACAGTTTCTATAAATGAAATATTTGTTATTTTACCATAAATATTTAAAATATCTTCTTTCATCTCTGTTAATTCTTTTTTCAATTCTTTAAATTCATTTAAAAACCCTCCTAATTCATCTAATAGACCATCTGCTTTAGTAACTAAATCATGTCTTAACATTTTAGGAACTATTAAGGTGTTTAGACTTTCTTCTGTTTGTGTTTTTATTGAGTTTGTAATTTCTTTAAGTTGATATTCTAATTCATCTATAACTTGTTTAGCAGTTACAGTTAAATCATCTGATGTTGCATTAGTTTCATTAAACATTTTACCCAAACCAGTAAGTAGCCAGTTTCTATTTACTTCTGGAAATCTATTACAAATTTTATCAAGTGTGTTTTTAGTAAGCTTTGAGTTGTTTTTAATAACACTATAGATTGTAGTTGGTTGTGAAAATCCACAAGTTATAGCAAAAGACCTTGTATTTAAGTTTAGTTCATCGATTAAGTCAACTAACCTTTTAGCATGATTATTCATTTTAGTGTTGGTGTTTAGTACTTGTAATATATATTATATATACTAAAAATTAACATGTTTTATAAATAAACTATAAACAATTTTATATGTAAATTATACATAAAACGTATTTTTTTAGTAAATAATTTGTTATTATTATTATTTTTAGTACATTTGGTTAAAATATATACGAAAAATGTACGATTCTAATATTAAAAACTTATACAACAAAATTACTAATAAAAAAGAATTAATCCTATTAGTAGCCGACCACTTTAATCTTAACCCTAGAAGTATTCAATGTAATTGGTTTTCAGGATTCTATCAAGTACCTGAGAAGCACCAAGACAAGCTTATTAGGATTATGCAAAATTTCGTCAAGGTCGAACAATCACAATTAATTACTCACTAACATGACAACTGAAATTTTAAAGCAAGCTTTTAAAGAAGCTTACAACGAACTACAACAAGAAGAAAAGGACAAGACAACAGTTCTTACTGCTCATGAAGCAGCAGACATTCTTAGAATTAACTACAGAACATTACTAAACAGAATCCATAGTGGTAAGTATGAATTTACTGCTGATGGCTACCAATATAAAATCACCCTAAACCAACTAAAAAAATATCTATGAACAGAGATAAACTAAACACCTTGTACAAAAAGTATGACTTAGAGAAAGATGACTTCTTTAAGCATCAACACTACACAATTATAACAAGAGCTGGTATTGAAAAAATACAAGCAATAGAAGGAATCAACATAGACTATCAAGTTATAAAATGTGAACCTCACTTTGCTGTAATTAAAGCTGATGCAGATAATGGAGATGATAGAATCATACAAACTTTTGGTTCTGCATTAAAAGGAGAAGGCTACAAAGATGGAAATACTAATAGCTGGTATGTCATGGAGATGGCTGAAAAGAGAGCTTTAAGCAGAGCAGTCTTAAAACTTACAGGCTTCTATGAATTAGGAGTATTTGGAGAAGATGAATCAGAAACTTTTAAAAGAAATTAATCATGGAAGATTTAGATAAAATTAAAACCAAAACAGGAATTAACAAAGCACTTAATAAAGCTTTAGAATACTCTGTTAATGGTGAGATTGAAAAAAGCAAAATAGTATTAGAAACAATTAAAATTATAGAGACTTATGGGATATAGTAAAAAAACTTTTGGAGAGTTTCAAGACAGAGACTCAGAACAATACAGAGAAAATCAATACAACGGATATATGGCAGACTTAGATGAAGTGCCAACAACATGGTTAGCTCAAAGAGAAATGGATGAATGGCAGCTAACTATTGAACAACATGAGAACATTGTTTGTGAATTAGTTGACAAAGCAGAAGAAGGTTCAGAGCTAGAAAGCTTTTGCACACTAAAAGAATTAAGAAAAATACTAGATGAAGCTATAAAACAAATAGAACCTCTAGCAATTGATAAATGCGAACTGCATTCTCCTAACAATACACCATTTACTAATAATGGTTTTGAAATACAAAAAAGGAATGGTGGTAGATCTATAGACTTTTCAAATGTACCTGAAGTAGCTGTAAAAGAAACAGAACTTAAAACACTTAAAGAATCACTAAAGCATGCTTTTGAAGGACTAGAAAAAGGTGCAACAATGCTTTCTGGTGATCAGATGGTTTTAAGTGATGGAGAGCTAGTTAATAAACCTAGCTGGAAATATAGAAAAGATTCAATTACAGTAAAAAAATTATAAACCATAGGGGAGCAGATGACCAAGCAACTAAGCTCCCTTTTAAATTTTAAATATGGAAACACAAACACCACATGAACTTCTTAATGCAGAGTTAAAAATGCGTAAAGACAATGAATTAAAATCAATTATTTCAGTAGTTAATAGAGTTACTGGGCAAGATATTACTACAAGATCAAGAGTTAGACCAGTAGCAGATGCAGTTAAAATTTATTCTGCACTAGCTAGAAAATTTACTCCTTACACATTTGAGCAAATAGGAGAATCAATTAACAGAAATTATGCGACTATTTTACATGCTTATAAATGCTATGATGATTTATTTAAAACAGACATAGAGTTTAGAGACTTTGCTAAGTCTTGTATAGAGACTATACACAATGCTAATAGTGTTGAAGATAGCCCAAGAGATAAAGAAGTAGATACAATCAAAGGATTACTTGAAATATGTACTACTGAAGAATTAAAGAAAATCAAAAGAAACATTTACAAAAACTACGTTCCAAGTGGCAGCTAATAAAAAATCATTTGTTCTTTATACAGACATCATTGAGACTGTTAAGCAGTTAGATAATGAAAAAGCTGGTGAGTTGTTTAAGCATATTTTAAGCTATGTAAATGACGAGAATCCAACAACAGATGATGTTATAATTAATCTAGTATTTACTCCTATTAAACTGTCTTTAAAAAGAGATTTAAAGTGATAGTGTTAATGTAAAGAAAGATATATATATACCCACACTTAAAGAATTTTTAGATCATGGGTTTACTAAACTAGCTTATCAAAATAAGGATGCTCAGTATTATGAGCATGCACTTACATCAAAGTACAATACTTGGAAAGAAGATAAATGGAAAACTGCACATGGTAAAAAGATAAAAAATTGGAAGAATGTACTAAACAACACACTTCCATATTTAAAACCAATCTATCCAGATAAAAAACAAATTCCTTTTACACCAGCGAAAAATTATAAAGCACCAGCACCAGAACCTAGAAAAAAAGTAGCTGTTACTATTGACGATCTAACATTTGGAAAGCTAGCAGAACAAAAAAAGGAGTGGGAGAAAAAAATTAAAGAAGCTGATAATAAACAAAGCAAAAGAGTAAGTAGAGCTGAAACTCTGAGACAAGCTCATAATTCATAAAAAAAATAAAATGAAAAATTCAAACACCTATTTCAATACTACAGATCAAGATATTGATTACGTAAACAAAAGAAAAGCTAAAAATAAAACACAAGAATCTATAGTTTATGATTTGTTTAAAAACCATACTACACTAACAGCATCTGAAGTTCTTCACAAGTTTCCAAAGAGAGTACCTATTACAAGTTTAAGGAGAGCTATAAGCAACCTTCAGCAAGAAGAAAAGCTAGTTAAAACCACAGATACTAAGACTGGGATCTATGGCGCACCTGAACACTATTACAGAATTAGATGAAAGATTTTCAAAGATTTTTACTTCCATATCAAAAACTTTTAGAACCAAAAGCTTTTTTACCTCAAAGAGTTTATATAAAAGAACATAACAACGAACCTTCATTTTTTACTGTTAAAATTATGGATGAAGAATCCGATATTTTTAGATGCACATTAGGTTGTAATGATGGTCTTATTGAAATTAACACAGAGGACTATTCTTATATGTCGCTAACTAAAGAACATTTGCAGATTTTAATAGAGCTATTAGATGAAGTTGAAGATATAGAAAGAGATGATGTTGAATATAAAGAGTGGGAAAAGAAAAAAGAAAATAAAAAATATATAGACAAATTATGAAAAGACTTGTAATCATAGGTGGGTTAAGTTTAATGACTGCTAGCACTACTAGCATGGTATGGCATAATCAAAAGCTAAGTTTTAACCCTAATACACTAGCCATAGCTACAGGCAGTTTTTTTGTAGCAGTTGGCATTACTTACAGATTTTAATGATAAAAAAAGAATGGCATTGGATGTCAGATTTAAAACAAACAAATAAAAAAACAATGAACGTAGTACAAATAAAATTAATGGAGTTTGAAGACTTACTAGATAGTGTCTACAGACTAGAGAAAAGATTAGATAAAATAGATGAAAAACTAAGTGGTAGGAGCATTGAATATGTCCCATTAAATCAAGCTCTCAAGACCTTAGGAATCAGTAGAAAAACGTCTGACAACTGGCACAAACAAAAAATACTATCTAAGAAGTATATAGGAGCAAAAGTATTTTATTCTACTAATGATATTAAAAAAATTTTAGAGTCTTAATAATAAATAAATAAATAACAATGAGATCAATTACTGGTACAGTCAAGAAAATACTTGACTTAGAAAAAAAAGGAGAAAAAGGTTTTCTCGTACAAGACGTTGTAATTACAACAGAACAAAAAGTAAACCCTGATGTTAAACTAACATTTAAAGGAGACAACACAGACTTTGTAGAAAAGCTACAAGAAGGATATGTTTTTGAATTTATGATTAATCTCTACTGCAATGAGTGGAAAGGTAAGTACTACAACAATTTAGATTGCTGGGGTATAAAACAACTTAACCCAGAAGCACCTAAGAAAGAAGAAGCCAAAGGATTTGTTCCTGTAGGAGATGAACAATCTGATTTACCATTTTAATGGATTCAATTACAATAAGCTTTATCATATCCCATCTACTAGCAATAGTGCTTGGGATATGCCTTGTTAGGATATGGCAGATAATAATAGAATGAAAAATTGTTGATACTTTTTAAATAATTATAGTTTCTATCTAAAATTAATTACATAAAATTGTTCTGCTTGGTCATCGTAAATAGCGATGGCATACTCAAAACAATACCAAAATAGGGGAAACAAATACAAGGCTATTAAGCAGAAGTTTAATGGCAGAACCTATCATTCTAAAAAAGAAGCTGCTTATGCAGCACAGCTAGAACTAAGAAAACTAGCTGGTGAAATCAAACACATCAAACCACAACACAGACTACAGCTCTATGTAGAAGGCAAACTTATCTGCAATTACTACATAGACTTCAAAGTAACAAACTTTGACAACACCACCGAACTAATAGAAGTTAAAGGATTTGAAACAGATCTATGGCGATTAAAATGGAAGCTAACAGAATCTCTTTTATATGCTGGTAAGATAGAAGGTGAACACCCTGACACTACAACTTTAATATTAGTAAAATGAGTGATGACGAAATATTAAGTAGGTTATATAGAAAGCATACTTCATGGGTTTTAATGGCAGAAAGAATGATGCCTTTGTACTATTCTATGACTGCTG